TTTCGGACGGCTTAATCTAATTCTCTGACGCTTAACTTTTAACCACTTTTCAGTGGTGCCGACACCAGGAGTCGAACCCGGGACCTACTGATTACAAGATATTACAATTAAATAGAAAAATCAGTATGTTGAGCGTAAAAAAACTATGTGAAAGCCGATCACCAAGACATTGTAATTCAATCGCTTACCGAATTGAACTACGTAGCTAAATGGCTTCTAGGTGCTGCAGTTAAAACAGGACAATAATCAAATTCTGTTCTTCTCCTACTTCCTCCAGCACCACTGCTTAAGTTCGCATGAAAACGCATGAAAATAATTTCCTTTATAACCGCCCTTCCGCCCAGCAATGGCGGAGCCTGAGTGCCTGCCGCAATGGTGCATAAAATCACACAGGTTTAGCGCGCAGGCGGGGCGGGGAGTCGACGGCGCGCCGTGGGTGGGCAGGGTTAGTTTTTTTGGTTTAATATAGCCAAAGCAAACTTCAACTGCAGGGGGCTAGGTGGAAAACTATCACATCTCAAAAGAGGAAGATGAATGGAAGTTCCAAAGAGCCGGAGCCCGGTTGGCCATTGGGCGCGCTGATACTAAAGAGAAAACCATTTTGTTCATGCAAGAATATATGGTTGGTAAAGATGGAGTCGTTGAAATATATCAAGAGGATGGCAGTATCCAAGAAGAGCGTACCTATAGAGATAGCTGTCTCTCTCCTCAGGCTACTGGATAAGCGATAGCCGCCCTCATTGAGGCGGCGTTATTGTTATAGGCCTGACTTCTGTTTCAGCGATTACTGATGATCAGCTCGCCGCGCGGCTCGGTGGCCCGCTGACCTACCGTGTACCGAATTTCAGTAGTTTGAATGTTCAGTCCATGGAAGGCATCGCGCATCTCAGGTGTGTCGTTGACGCTGATCACGAACTGCCCCTGCCCTGTTCTGGCTAGCTCGCCCATGCGGTAGTACTCATCTAGCGGGAAGTCGCAGCCATAGCCGGCTGTTCCCCAGTAAGGTGGGTCGAGGTAGAACAGCGTCCTTTCCCGATCGTAGCGTTTAATGCACTCTGCCCAGTCGAGGTGCTCGACCACTGTACGAGCCAAGCGCAGGTGCGCTGCACTGAGATCTTCTTCAATGCGCAGTAAGTTCATACGTGGTGGGGAAACGGCAGAGGTGCCAAACGTCTGGCCACTCACCTTGCCGCCGAAGGCTAGCTTTTGCAGGTAGAAGAACCGCGCCGCTCGCTGTATATCCGTCAGGTGAAGAGGGTTGATTTCTCTTTGAGTGAGATACTCTTCACGGCTGATCAGCCCCCAACGGAACTGTTTCACCAGCTCATCAGGGTGGTGCTTCACCACGCGGTAGAGGTTTACCAGCTCCCCATGCGCGTCGTTGATGACTTCCACTTTGCTGGGTGCTTTCATAAAGAAGAGCGCAGCACCCCCGCAGAAAGGTTCCACGTAGGCAGTGTGCGGTTTGAAGAGCGGTAGGATCTGTTTGGCCAAGCGTCGCTTGCCGCCCATCCAGGGCAATATCGGTCGATTCATCATCCATGATATCTGTTCAAATATACAGTATTGATATACAGTAGTTGGTATCGCTTGCGGGGCCGGGACGCTCCCACTGTTTTCAGGGATGAAACGAGCGATGTGCGCCTGATCATGCCAGGCGCTTTTTATTTATGAGGCTAGCGAATACTCCTTAAACCGAATCACCTCCTCCCCCAGCACATCGTTAATCTCACTAAACACCGCCTGCACCGGTTCGAGCTCATTGGTCACAAACACCTTGGCGGCTTTCTCTACGTCACCAAACCCACCGGTGTTGTTAGGAATAATGCCCATCAGCTGCGGCGGAATGCGATGGCCAGCCAATTGATCATCGCGAGTGATATTTTTGATAGCCGCGAAGTCATCCTTAGCAGCCACCTCGCTGATCGGGATGATCTGGATGCCGTCTTTCTTGCCGTTGGGGCTGTACATAAATAGGTTGCGGAAGTTGCCCACGCCCTTCGACTCCTTCAGCGCCGATCGCATGGCGTCGATATCTTCCTGGTTGTGGGCAGCGTCGGAGACGTACATCACAAAGCCCGCGTGGGAGCCATTGAGGTAATACTTGCGCCGGAACAGCGTGGCGTTTTCGTTGAGGTAGATTGACTGCAGCGCACCCAGGTAATCCGGCACGCCGTATACCTCCTGGTTAATGTCCGGTTCCAGCAGGTGAATGATGCTGCCCTCATCGAACTCGCTGCGATCCGACCAGTTGGGCACCCAGAAGTAGCGGCTTAGATCCGCCCCGCGGCGAACATACTTCGCCCGTGCTGATTTCAGTGCCAGCAGCCTGTTCAAGCGGCCATAAATCTTTTCCAGGTAGCAATTACCAAACACCAGGTAATCGGTGGCCAGCGCACTGAACGCCTGGCGGCTTAACAGCGGATGGGGAATAAAGGAACGCACTAGGATGTTTCGCTTCACCTGGATGGCCGAGCCATGGTGCGCCGTGGCGCGGTAGGTCTGGGAGAGCGCGGGAAAATCCACCGGCGGTTCGTACCACTCATTGCCCAACATCCAGCAGCCGGTGTAGAAAAAATCATAACCATCGATCACCGGTGTCGGCTCGCCGAAGCTAAACGCCTCCGCTTTGGCAGGCGCGGCCGTGGTCTCGGTGTCTTTCACATAAGCAGGCACGCGTACCCGCGGCTTCTGCGCTGCTGCCGCTTCGCTCATCCGTATAACTCCATTAGGGAACGGCCCGTGCCGTGATCGACCGGGCCATCGAGTGGCTCATTGTGTAAGGCGTGCATGGTCGCCCACGCCAGGTCAGCGTGGCCGGTCTGGTTATTGCGCCCAGCGGTGTAAGTCATCTGGCGACCAGAGGCGGTCAGCTCCCGGCGGATCGCCATAAACGACTGGGCGAGATCCACCCACCCAGCATCAAATTCAAGACGCCCCTTATTGATGATCTGCTGCGCCTGCATCACCAGGCGCGACTTCATTTCCGGGGTATAGCGGTAACGGGTGACGGTGGGGAAGAACTTCGCCACCAACTGGGCCACGGCTTCACCCAGGCCCGAGGTATCAATGCCGATAAAGGTCACGTTATAGCGGCGCGTCACGCTGCGGATAAACTCTGATTGGGCCTCATAGTCGCGGCCCTTGAGTCGGTGGCGTTCAAGAATGCGATGCTTGCTGTCGGAGATTTTCGGCGGTGCGACCACGACCAGACCCGCCCCATCGCCATCTTCACCATCACCGGCCGGATCGTAACCAATCCATACCGGGTGCTCGCCATAGGGCCGCGGCGCGAAGGGTTTCAAATCCCGCCAGGCATCCCAGCTGTCCACCATGCAGCGCTGCATCATCGCTAGCGGGAAGGCGCTTTGCGTATCGTCCACGAACTCGCACATCAGCAGGTTCGCAAACTCATCGTCGCTGTACTCCAGGCGCAGCTGATCGATGTCGAACAGGTCACAGCCCCCGGCAATCGCATCTTCAATGGTCACGATCTGCCGCCATTGGCCATCCGGCCCGCGTGCCCCGTTCTTCAAAGCCGCGTGGCTGATATCGATCTTTACCCGGTCGGCTTTCTTCTGGCGTTTGTTGAACCGATCACCGGTCCAGAACGGGTACGCCTCATGGGCCACGGACGATGGCGTGCTGAAGTAGGTCTGTTTCCACTTCTTATGCATCGCCATGCCCGACGTCACCTTTCGGAACGTCTCGAAGCCGTGAATCCAGAAGTATTCATCCAGGTAGGTATCGCCGTGGTAACCCTGGGCCGTTTTGGCGTTGGTACCCAAAAAATGCAGCTCCGCACCGTTGGCCAGAATGATTGGATCACCCTTCAACTCAACGCCGGTCACCTCCTTCACAAACTGCACGATGTAATGCCGGAAAATATGCGCCTGGGCCTTACTTGCGCTCATAAAAATCTTGTTCTTACCGGTCTCTATGGCATCGGCAATCGCCTCACGGGCGAAGTACCAGGTCGCGCCGATCTGCCTCGACTTGAGCAGGTTACGAATCCGCTCATGCTGCCCCGCCCGATACCAGCCCCGCTGGTAATCGAATAGCGAGGCCTCGAACGCATCGACAATCTGAATCACCCCTTCATCACCCACATCATTGCGGGCGGGTTTCTTCTTCGGTCCCTCATTGCGGCGTTCGATGTTGGGGTTCAGGTCGGCTTCCTTCCCGCTGCCCTGGTACTTATGCACCCGGGCTAGCCGCTCAATCTGGCGGCCCAGCAGGTCGATCTCCTTGAAGTCCTTGCCCTCTTTCTGCTCCTTCCAAATCAGCTGCACCAGGCGCGCTTCCAGCGCCCCCTCTACCCGCTGAGTCGGCGTGGCGTCGTCCCAGGCGTCGCGCTTCTTCCACGAATCAATGGTCGCCCTGGGTACATCCAGGAACTCGGCAATGCGCGCAATCCGCCACCCCATCCAAAAAAGGTGGCGGGCAGATAGGCGGTAGTGATCGTCGTCGATGTGCGCTTGAGGAGTCATGCCGCCAGCGTACCCGCGCAGGCACGCCCACGATTGCCCCGCCCGGTGTAAGTAACGCCACTTACACCCAGCCCTCATTGAGCCAAGCCGCGTGTGCGGGGAACCTGACCGCAGCCAAACGCCCAACCCACACACCGAGGCCCGACCATGCCCTGGCACCGCATTGCAAAAGAAGGCGCAACCACCGATGGCCGCACCATCAGCGCCGAATGGCTCACTCAAATGGCCGCCAACTTCGACCCCGACAACTACGGCTGCCGGGTCAATATGGAACACATCAAAGGCCTGCTGCCGGAAGGCCCCTTCAAAGCCTATGGCGATGTCACCGCACTCAAAACCGAAGAAGGCGACGACGGCAAGCTAGGCCTATACGCCGAGATCGACCCGACCGATGACCTCAAGGCCATGGTCGAGAAACGCCAGAAAATCTACACCTCCATGGAGATCGACCTCGACTTTGCCGATTCTGGTGAAGCGTATCTGGTCGGCCTGGCCGTGACCGACTCCCCCGCCTCTCTCGGCACCTCGATGCTCAAGTTCAGCGCTTCTGAGGGTAAAAACTCCCCTCTGGCCGCCCGCAAGCAGCGCCCGGAAAATCTCTTCTCTGAAGCTATCGAAACCGAGCTCTCATTCAGCGAGGAAGATGAACAGGAAGAAAAAGGCCCGTCACTGGCCGATCGCGTCAAGGCGCTGTTCAAAAATCAGGACGCCAAAACAGAAGCAGGCTTCGCTACCTTCCGCGCCGATCTGGAAGAGACCCTTGGCCTGTTCGTGGAAAAACACCAGGCACTCAGCGAAGCGCTTAAAAAGCGCCCCACCCAGGCCGCTTTCAATGAGCTCAAAAGCGCTCACGAAACGCTGAAACAAGAGTTCGACGCGCTCTACACCCAGATCGACAACACACCTAACCGCGCGCCGCGCACGCCCGCCACTGGTAACGACGGCACCATCGAAACCGACTGCTAAGAGACGCCTTAAACCATGCGTACAGAAACTCGAAAGCTCTTCAATAAATACGGCCAGCGTCTTGCACGCCTTAATGGGGCAGAGAATGCTTTCTCTTCGTTCGATATCGAGCCGAGCGTGCAGCAAACACTGGAAACCAAGATCCAGGACTCCAGCGACTTCCTTAGTCGCATCAATACGATTGGAGTGCGAGACCTAGTAGGGCAAAAACTCGGGTTAGGAATCAACGGGCCCATTGCCGCTCGAACGGACGTCACTCAGCGTGACCGTAACCCCATTGACCCAACGATCATGGACAACCATGAGTACCGCTGCGAATCCACCGAATACGACACTTACCTAACCTGGGCCAAGCTGGATGCTTGGGCAAAGTTCCCCGATTTTCAGTCACGTATTCGCAACGCCATCATTAAGCAACAAGCACTCGACCGTCTGATGATGGGCTTTAACGGCACTAGTGCAGCAAAACAGACTGATCGAGCAGCTAACCCACTGCTACAAGACGTCAACATTGGCTGGCTGCAGAAGTATCGCAATCACTCTCCAGCACGCGTTACCAAAGGGCACAAGATAGGTAAAGGCCAAGAATTCCAGAACCTAGACGCTTTGGTAATGGAAGCCGTGAACTCCATGATCGACCCCTGGCATCGCGACTCAACGGACTTGGTAGCGATCGTTGGTCGAACCCTCATGACCGAAGAGTACCTACCGAAGGTCAACCAGTATGAGCAGCCGACTGAAAGCCGTGCGCTGGACATGATCATGGCGGCAAAGCGCATTGGGGGCTTAAACAGCTACCAAGCCCCCTTCATGCTGGAAAATGGAATCTTTATCACCTCATTCGAAAACTTGTCGCTTTATTGGCAGGAAGGTTCTCGCCGTCGCTACCTCAAGGACAAGCCAGAACGCAAGCGGGTCGAGAATTACGAATCCTCAAACGATGCCTACGTGATTGAAGACTATGGGTTTGGCTGCCTGATTGAGGACATCACCCGCGAAAACGCACCAACCGAAGCACCGGCGGGGGAGTAAGTCATGGTCAGTTCTATCCGCCGCCACTTTGAACACGTCAGCGCCGCTCAGGCGGCCGCTGATGCGGGCGACCAGCCCATGCAAGGCGAAGCCTTTGAGCTTATGCAAGCCGCGCTGTTTGAAGACTACCGCCTGCTTAAATCCACCCAATCCATGGAGCGCAAAGCCGAGATCAAGCGCGAGATCCTGCCCAAGTACGCCGAGTACATCACCGGTGTATTGGAAGCCGGGCAAGGCGCCCAGGACGATGTACTGATGCGCATCATGCTCTGGCGCATCGATGCTGGCGACCTCGCCGGGGCCATTGCGATCGCCAAGTACGCCATCAAGCACAGCCTCACTCCGCCGGATCAATTCGAGCGCGGCACCGCCGCCATTATTGCTGAAGAGGTCGCCGACCAAGCGCTGAAGCAACTGGATGAAGAGGGTGCCGACACCACCGCCCTACTGGTTCATCTGATCGATGTGGAGCTGCTCACCCGCGACGCCGATATGCACGATCAGATCCGCGCCAAGCTGCACAAGGCGCTGGGCTATGCCTGCCGGGCCACCGGTCAGTTGGAAGATGCCCAGGTCAATCTGGAACGCGCTCTATCACTCAACGACCGCATTGGTGTGAAGAAAGATCTCGAACGCCTGGAACGTGAGATGAAACAAAACGCTGCACAGCCAAAAGCTGACAGCTAACCGAGTCGACCGCCGACGTCAGGGGGCGCGACGTGAGAGCCAAGCGACAACGCTCATGCTCGAACGCCGCCCACCCCCTTTTAATGAATTGAGGTAACCCGATGAGCAGCTTTATCTCGGCAGGCACCCCCAGCAGCGAAACCAAAGCCACCGCCATCGAAAACAATGGCTTCTGGCCGGCCATCAAGCCCAGCGACTTCCGGGAAACCCACCGGCTGGATAGCACCATCACCAACGCCCGCATCAAAAGCGCGCTGCAGGCAGCAATGGCCACGGTCAACCGCGTTTTACGCCACTGGCAAGCCGCCAAAGTGGAAGCGGGTTATCAAACGATGGACTCGCTGCCCATTCGTGTCTGGCAAGCGCCGGAAGTGTTTAACGTGCTCTACCTGCGCGCTGTGTACTCCACCGCCCACGCCAGCCTGCTTGAACGCTACGCGGATTATGACGCCACCAACAGCGGCCGGGAGCGCGGCGAACGTCTGCAAGATCCTGCCGACGGCTACCGTCGCGATGCCGCCTGGGCGATCAGCGAGATCGAAGGCCGTCCGCACAGCACGGTGGAACTGATATGACCAACACTCTCCGCGCCCAGCAAAACGACACCCTGGATGCCATCTGCTACCGCGCCTTTGGGCGCACGCAAGGCATTACCGAACAGGTACTGGCCGCCAACCCGGGGCTGGCCGAATTAGGCCCACTGCTGCCCCATGGCACGTCGGTCACGCTGCCCACGGTAACCCAACCGCCCAGCCGCGCCCCCACCGTGCAACTGTGGGATTGACCCTTTTATCCTTTGAGGCCCGCATGAGCCACTCCTTCGAAATCACCACCGAAAGCGCCAAGGTCGCCCCGCCAGCCGTTGTCTCGCTTCTGCACGTCGGCGGCATGACGCCCGCCGACTGGGTCACCGTGCTGACCCTTTTATACCTCGCGCTGCAGATCGGCCTTTTGGTACCGCGCTACCTAAAACGCATCCGTAACTATTGGGGGCGCCGTCATGGGTCTTAAACGCCGCATCGCCATCGGGGCCACTGCCGGTGCGCTCAGCATTGCCACCGCCGTGGTCTCCTATTACGAAGGGTATGAACCCACCGCCTACCGCGACCCCGTGGGCATCGCCACCATTTGCTATGGCCACACCGCCACGGCGCGCATGGGGCAAACCCTTAGCCAGGCAGAATGTACGGATCTGCTGCAGGCGGATCTCGGCACTGCCTTTGCAGCGGTCGACCGCCGCGCCCATGTAGATCTACCACCCCCCACCCGCGCTGCGCTGGCATCGTTTGTGTACAACGTAGGGGCAGGCGCGTTTGCCCGCTCCACCCTGTTACGCAAGCTCAATACTGGCGACCTTCGCGGCGCCTGCCATGAGCTCTCCCGCTGGGTCTATGCCGGAGGCAAACGCCTCAACGGCCTAGTCAAACGCCGCGCTACCGAGCGCGAATTGTGTCTGGAGGGGTTAGCACCATGAACCGCCTACTCGCCGCCGTGGTGATTCTAGCACTGGTCATTGCCGTTACCTGGGCACTTTGGCAACGCACCAACGCCGCCGAGGCCCGCGCCGATATTGCCGAACAACAGCTGGCTGAATCCCTCCAGCGGGAAGCGCAAAACAAAGTGGTCATCAATGCATTATGGGATAACGCACGCCGCCTGGCTAACCAGCGCCGGGCCCTGGCCCAACAGCAGGCGGCGCTGGCCCGCACTGCCTCCAACCGCTTCACCACCATTGAGGAGCTACATCGTGAAAATGAAACACTTCGCGCTTGGGCTACCGCTCACTTGCCTGATGCTGTTAGCCGGATGCGCCGCCGCCCCGCCGTCACCGGCGCCGATGCTTATCACCAATCAGTGCGCGACGCCGAGCCCCTGCACGCTCCCCGCCAGTAACCCGCAAACCAATGGCGAGCTCGACCTGCAGTTAGAACGCACCGAAGCCGCCTGGGCACAGTGCGCCGCCGAGGTCGATGCCGTCATCGCCTGTCACGAGAACGCTGATGAAAAAGCTCCACCTGCTACGCGCCCTCCTGATTAACGCGGTACCGGCGCTCGCCAACGACCCCGAACGGCTGCTCACCTTTGTGGAAGAAGGCAGCATCGAATTTCGTCGGGGCCCCAACCTCACCCACGAATACCAGTTCACCGCTCAACTGGTGCTCACCGACTTCAGCGCGGATCTCGACACCCTCATGGTGCCGCTGCTGAAATGGCTGGCCGAATACCAGCCGGATGCCGACCCAACGGAGGCAATCAGCTTTGAAGCCGAGATCCTCAGTCACAAATCGGTGGATGTGGCCCTGCGGGTCAAACTCACCGAACGGGTGCTGGCAAAAGTGGATTGTGAGGCGGGAGAAATACGTGTCGATCACGCCCTGCCACGTTTCGAAACCAGCGGCTACCCGGCACCGCGCTGGCAGTTGCTGATTCGTGATAGCGAGGTAGACGCCGATTACACACTGGCCGCCGAGTGGGAAAATGACCATGGCGGATAATATGCAAGCGCTGGAAGAGTGGGTCGGCCCGCTACTGGCCCAGCTGGATGTGAAACAGCGCCGAGCGTTGGCCCGCAACGTGGCACGAGATCTTCGCCGCCGTCAACGGGAGCGAATCCGCGCCCAAACCAACCCGGATGGTAAGCCCTACGCCCCGCGCAAGGAACAACGCCTGCGCGCCCAGCAAGGCAGCATTCGTCGTCGCGCCATGTTCGACAAGCTCTCCACCGCCAAATGGCTCAAAGCCACCGCCAGCGGCGACACCGCCGTGGTCGGCTTCTTCGGCAGCGTGGCCCGCTTGGCCAAAACCCACCAGTACGGCCTGCGCGACCGCGTCAGCCGCGACGGCCCCGAAGTCCAATACGCCCAGCGGGAGCTGCTCGGTTTTACCACCTCAGACCACGAATTTATTAATGACCGGCTAATAGAGCACTTGTGTAAATAGTTGCTTATAAAAGTTTTTTATATCGATAACGTCGTTTGATAGGACACGTCTTGGCTAGAGTTTTTTGGGCCATCTACGGAATTCCCAAAGACTCTATAGCCTTGTTTACATGCTTATTAAAAAAAGCTATCTTAAAATGACTTAGTGAATTTGATTTAACTCCATCACAATATGAGAGGCTAAAATGCCAACGATCATCCAGGAAACGCCCGAACTAAAGAACGATACCTCCGCTTATGGGCTTTCAATGTTTTCTACTGTGCCTGGGGCTCTGGAGTTCCTGAATGATCCAGAAAGCCAGATACAATTCTTAGAGCCTGGAAACACCGTTCGTGCATACGTCCATAACAGAGGAGGGAATGGAGTCCGTCTATCCACTGATGAAGACACCTTTGCCGCTCACAATGTTATTCAGGGCAACGAGTATCAGATCAAGATCACCCCTGATCTGCCTTACGATGGGAATTTCAATACAAGTGTGTACAACCTTACGCAGCCAAAAGTGCTTGCCGATCTGAATCAGGAAGAGATTATTCGCACGGTTGGTTACGACTTGTTTAACGATAACCAAAGCGCGTATGAGGAGGGTGCCTTGTACTCGGATGTTTTTACCGTTGAAGCATCCGCCCCTCATTTTTTCGAAGTCAGCATGCCTACCACTAATCCTGGCTTCGATGCGTCAGGCAGAATGCTCAATGAAGTCACTATTGGTTATAACATTGAACTGATCGACCTTAGCACCGGTGAAAGCAATCAAGACGTTCCAATTCCTGATATTACTTTTGAGAAAGCAGAAAACGTCGCTCTACTTTACGCCGCCGCTCTTGATCGACGTCCAGATGCCGAGGGACTCAACTATTGGCTCAGTAATGTAGCCGGAGGCCAGAGTATGAAACATGTTGCCGACTCGTTTATAAACTCAGACGAATTTATCGAACGATTCGGCTTAGGCAGCGATGAAGAGTTCATCGATCGTCTTTATTTGAATGTTCTGGATCGCCAGCCCGACCAGTCCGGCTATGACTACTGGGTAGACGTCATTTCGCAGGGCGAGAAGACCCGTGCAAATGTACTTATTGATTTCGCTCAATCGCCAGAAAACCGTGAAGGCGCAGAGTGGCTTAGCGAGCTCAGCTATAATCCCTCAGATAACGATTGGTTAATCTAACCATTGCTACCGCCATCGAGTGGAGTGCTGCCGGTAAAATTGATCGAGCAGTCATATCATTTACTCGGTGGCACCTGAATCCCAGTGCAGTATTACGCCATGTTGAATTGGCTTATTTTTCGTTGGAAAGCGCGAATTGTGCTGGGCCTGTCTGAACGCTTTTAATTGCGTAAACGCATATATGCCGCCCCATTTCTGTTGAAAACCTCTTCAACAATAATTTAATTCTTTGGTGTAAATAACCCCACTTACACCCGCCGCCACTTCGCCTTCGCCAAACGCCGCCGCAGGATAGCGGCTATGAACATTCCCGAACTTCTCCGCCTGCTGCACAACCTGATCCGCCTCGGCACCATCGCTGAGGTGGATCATCACGCTGCCCGCGTGCGAGTCAAAACCGGCGAGCTGCTTACCGATTGGTTGCCGTGGATTGAAGGCCGCGCCGGTTCCACACGCGACTGGAATCCACCCACTCAGGGTGAGCAGGTGATTCTCTTTTCACCCGGGGGCGATCCTGCTGCAGGGGTCGTACTGACTGGCTTGTTTTCAAACGCCCACTCTGCCCCGGCAAACAGCGCTGACCTATGGCGCAGGCTGTTCCCAGATCAAGGCCTCTTCGAGTATGACCACGCCAACAGCGTGCTGCGCATCCACCTGCCCGGAGCGATTGAGATCACCGCCCCCGGGGGCACTACCTGGCAAGGCAACATCAAGCACACCGGCGAGCTCAACCGCGAAGGGGGTTACACACAGAAAGGTGGTGGGCTCAGTCACAACGGCAAGAACGTGGGCCATGATCACGCCCATAGCGGCATCCAGCCCGGCCCCGCCAACACCCAGGGGCCAATCTAATGCCAGGCATGAACGCGCACAATGGCCGCAGCATGGAGCCGCTGGCCCATATTCAGCAATCGGTGATCGACATTCTCACCACACCAATAGGCTCGCGGGTTATGCGCCGGGAGTACGGCTCACTGCTTCCGGAACTCATCGACCAGCCTTTGAACGGCCCCACCGCGCTGCGCGCCTACGCCGCCACCGTGGTGGCCTTAATGAAGTGGGAGCCGCGCATTCGGGTGCAGCAAATTACCCGGCAAGTCTCCACTCAGCGCCCCGGCCGCTTTGATCTGATCATTACCGCACGCCGGGTCGAAAACGGTGAAAGCGTAACTATGGCCATACCGCTAAGGGGGAATGCATGACCACCCCCATCGACCTTTCCCAGCTCCCCGCGCCCAACATCATCGAGCCGCTAGACTATGAAACCCTGCTGGCCGACCGCAAAGCGCGGCTGATTGAGCTAACTCCCGAAGAAGAGCGGGAAGCCATTACCGAGCTACTCGCGCTCGAATCCGAACCGCTGGTCAAGCTCCTGGAAGAAAACGCCTACCGCGAGTTACTACTCCGCCAACGTATCAACGAAGCCGCCCGCGCCGTCATGCTCGCCTATGCCCGCGATGCCGACCTCGACCAGATCGGGGCCAACTACAGCGTGTCGCGCCTGGATGATGAAGCCGACCCCAACTACCGCCGCCGCATCCAGCTCTCCCCCGAAGGCTACAGCACTGCAGGTCCGGCCGAAGGCTACCGCTTCCACGCGTTGGGAGCCGACCCCAACGTCAAAGACGCCAGCATCACCAGCCCCGCACCGGGCGACGTCATGATCACCGTGCTGGCCCGTACCGGTAACGGCACCGCTGGCCCCACCCTGCTAACCAGCGTGCTTAACACCGTAGGTGCAGACGATGTACGCCCGCTCACCGACCGCGTCAATGTGCAGAGCGCAATCATCAACGCCTACACCGTCGAAGCCCGGCTCACCATTGACGAAGGCCCCGACGCAGGCGTGGTGCAGGATGCCGCCGTCGATGAAACCGAACGCCTTGTCGCCGAACGGCACGCCCTCGGCCGCGATGTTCCCCTCTCCGCCCTTTATGCCGCGCTGCACCGCCCCGGCGTGCAAGCCGTAGAGCTACTGCGCCCCACGGCGGGCATTGTTTGCGACAAGCAACACGCCCCGTTTTGCACGGGCATCAGCGTAACCGTGACGCGAGGTGACTCATGAGTGCCGGAAACTTCGACCTGACAATTGAGCAATACACCACCTTCACGTTGGATCTCACCATTACCGAAGGCGAAGGGGATAGCGTCACGCCCATGGATCTCACCCCCTACACCCCGCGCTTGCAGGTGCGTGAAAGCTCAGCAAACCGCGAGATCCTCTTGGCCTGCAACCCGGAAAACGGCCGCATTCTTGTCGACCAACCCACCAGCGGCGTGATTCAAATCACCCTCACGGCCGAAGACACCAGCCATTTGAGCTGGAGCGAAGGGGTTTACGACCTGCTATTGACCGGCCCCGACACCCACCGCCTGCTAGAAGGCACCGTCACCGTGCGCCCAGGGGTCACGCGATGAGCATCAACGTCAATGTCACCGCCCCCGTGCGCACCATTGCCGTTGCCCAGCACATCGGCAATATCACCATCAGCACCGCGAGTATCGACATACCCGGCACCCCGGTGGCCACCGTTGCCGTCGGCATGCGTGGCCTGCCCGGCCACGGCGTCCCCAAAGGGGGTAACGCCCGTGCCGTGATGATGAAAGTGAACGGTGACGACTACGCCACCGATTGGGCCTATGTCGCCTGGGAGGATCTGCTCCACAAGTCCGACACCGCCACCCGCTGGCCAAGCTTTGGCGAAGTGACCGGCAAGCCCGACGCCTACCCCGCCGAAGCCCACGACCACGACGGCCGCTACTACACCCAGCAGCAGCTCGACACCCTGCTAAGCGGCAAACTCAACGCCACCGCCAAAGCGGCGGATGCCGACAAGCTGGATGGCAAACAGCTGGCCACGCTAGAAGGCGAGTACCAAGCCGCCGCCGATCAAGCCGAGCAAAACGCCAAAGAACACACCGATACCGCCACCGCGCCCAAGCTCAACGCCAGCGCTTATACCGCTGCCGATGTGCTCGCCAAACTGCTCACCGTGGCCGGGCATGGCTCAGGGCTGGACGCCGACACGCTAGACGGCAAACAGCTCGCCACTATCGAAGCTGATTACCGAGCGTTCACCAATGCCGCCGTGGCCGCCCTGGTCAGCTCATCGCCGGAAACCCTTGATACGCTCAACGAACTGGCAGCCGCGCTCGGTAACGACCCCGACTTCGCCACCACGGTCAGCAATCAGATCGGCACCAAACTCAACGCCAACGCCTACACCGCCGCCGATGTGCTCGCCAAGTTGCTCACGGTGCACGGTGAAGGGTCAGGGCTGAACGCCGATAAGCTGGACGGCCTACACGCCGCCGCGTTCGCCCTGGCAGTGCATGGTCACACCTGGGCAGAAGTGAGCGGCAAACCCGCTACCGCTACCCGCTGGCCCAGCTTTGGGGAAGTCACCGGCAAGCCCACTACTTACCCCGCTGCCGAACACGACCACGACGGCCGCTACTACACCCAGCAGCAGCTCGATACCCTGCTAGGCGGAAAACTCAACGCCGCCGCTTATACCGCGGCTGATTTACTTGCCAAGCTGCGCACCGTCGATGGTGCAGGCTCAGGGCTTGATGCTGACAAGCTGGATGGTCAAGAAAGTGAGTACTACCGCAATGCCGGAAACCTAACGACCGGCACCCTCTCGGATGCACGTTTGCCATCATCGCAAACGGGTAAAACCTTCACTTCGCCAGTGAAAGTAGTCGCCAACTTTGATGTTGATGGCGATGGCCCAGGTGATCAGCAAGATGGAATCTACATAGCTGACTTGGGCGGTACGCGGGGAGCGACGCTCAACCCCACCTATACGGCGGCGCTTGTCTGGCAAATCAGCGCTTCTCGATCCAATGCCATTGCCATTGATTCGAATGGGTATCTATGGGGCTTTAGAAGCCATAGCAACCCAGGTACCTACACGTTTTCATCCAAGGTAAAAGAAGCCGATAACGCCGACACGCTAGACGGAAAACATGCCGCCGAATTCGCCAGCGTCGGACATACCCATGACTACCTGCCTTCAAGCGGAAAAGCCGCCGATGCCGACAAGCTAGACGGCCGCCACGCTAGCCAATTCCAATGGGCCAAAGTCACCGACGACAACGGCCGTGGCCGCCACCCGGGTACCGATTGGAACGCCCCTTCTACGGCAGGGTTTTATGACGGCTCTAATCTGGATCACGCCACGCCCTTCAAAACCCACACCTGGCAATATGTGATTCAAGCGTCGCACCGCAACGGTGACAGCTACCAGTTCCAGTTGGCTGCCGACTTTGATAGCGGCGGCAACCTAAGCGCACGGGTCAAAAAAGCCGGGAACTGGGATACCTGGCATAAAATCTGGACGGACAAAGACTTCGACCCTAACCAGTTCGCCACCAAAATCGAATCCGTCTCCATCCCCACGCTTAGCTGGCCGGGTAACAAAATCTACGTCGGCCAAAGCGTCGAGATCATCATCACCAACTACGACAGCGACTCCCCCTACAGCGTCACCGCCACGGCAGGCAGCATCAGTCGGTCAGGCGACCGCATCCTGTTCGTCGCCCCGGCCAGCGAGCAAACCGTCACGCTCACCGTCGGCAACCGGGCCATCAGCATCCCCATCGAAACCGGTGTCGTCACCCCGCGCATTACCGTGCCCGCCAGTGGCGATGCCCGTGTGGCCACCTCCCTCACGGTCGCCACCACCGCGTTCGAGGCCTACCCATGAACAGCCTATTGCCCCCCAACACCACCGCTGTTGAGCGCAAGCTAGAGCAAGTCACCGCTAGCATTGGCGACCTGTCCGCCCCGCTACGCGATATCTGGAACCCGGCCACCTGCCCAGAGCACCTGCTGCCCTGGCTGGCCTGGGCATTCAGCGTCGACCGCTGGGAAGAAGCCTGGAGCGTGGAACAGAAGCGCCAAATCATTGCCACGGCGGTGGCCATCCATCGCCGCAAGGGCACCCCCGCCGACGTGCGCGAAGTTATCGAGCTGATCTTTGGCGGCGGGGAGATTCTCGAAGCGTGGCAGTTCGGCGGCCAACCCTACACCTTCAAGATTGCCACCACCGGGCAACTGGCCAGCGATGCGGATTACCAGCGCCTCATCCGCATGGTCGACGACACCAAGCCCGCCCGCGCATGGCTCGCCGCGCTGCAAGTGAAACGCTCAGCCACCCTGGCATTCACGCTGGGCACCTATACCCACACCGGCACCCACATGGTCATCCGCTCGCAGATCGACCCACGCCCATCGGCCACAACGGTGACGCTCGGCCTAGCCATGCACAGTGCCAACACCACCACAGTGCACCCCGCCCGGGTCGCGCTGACCCCAGCGGCCACCGCGCTCACTATCGGCACGGCGGCGCTCATTGCCACCACGACCACCATTCAACCGAGGGCCTAACCATGGCGAACTTCCCCGGGCTGATCCTGACTGCCGACGGCCGCAACCTGCAGGCCAAGGCGCAGATCGGCCAGCCTTTGCAATTCTTACGTGTCGCGCTAGGTGACGGCGCCGACCCCGACAACCCCGAGTCGCTCTCCGCCCTGGTCAACGAACGCCAAAGCCTATCGATTCAATCCTTCGAACTGCTGGGCGACGGCACCAGTAAGCTCCGCGCGATCATGACCAACCAAGGGGTCGAAGTCGGCTTCTTCGTGCGCGAAATCGGCGTCTACGCCCGCGACCCCGATACTCAGCAGGAACTGCTCTACTCCTACAGCAACAGCGCCGAGCAAAGCGATTTTCTCCCCGCCGAAGGCGGCGCCACCCTGGTGGAACAAATTTTCGATCTGGTGACGGTGATTGGCAGCGCACAGAACGTCACCGCCGTGATTGACGACTACATCACCATTGCCACCAAGGCCGACATCGAAGAGATCCGGCCCTACATCCTCCCGACAGGGGGCAATGCCGGTCACTGGCTGCGCAAAAACTCCAATGCCGAAGGCGACGCCGATTGGGCCAACCCTGCCGACGGTATGCATATTCGCGTGCACTCCATCACTGAAACCCGTCAAGCCGTGGGCGAGCAGGATGTCTTCAACCTGCAGCAAACCATTACCCGGGGCCTCGCCATCTACGTCAACGGCAAGCGCCTGACCAATACCCAATGGCAAGCGCTCAACACCACCCAGGTGAAGCTCGGCACTCCGGTGACAAGCGGCACCACGGTCGAGTTCGTCAACAATGAAGAAGTTGGCACCGTCACGCTCTCCCGTGTGTCGCTTGATGGCCCTAGCTTGGTGTACCCCGGCAGTAGCAACAGCTACACCATTACCGACTTTGACGCCTTCAGCGATTACACCGTGGCCACCAATGTGGGTACCGCTACCTGCAGCGGCAACACCATTACGTTAGAGATCCCCGCCGGGGCCGCCGATGCGTCGCTCTTTCTCACCGTCGGCCGCAATGGTGGCGAAAATACGTTCGCCATCGCCGTGGGCGCGCAATCCATCGCCCGCCCGGCGGTCCTCAACCCCACCGGCGGCGCCACGGCAGTCAGCACCCAGCCCACCGCCACCACGTCCACCTTTCAGACCTACCCGAGAAATATGGACACACACGCGAGTACCGATTGGCAGATCGCCACCGACAGTGGCTTCACCAACATCGTCAAGCAATCGTTAGTCGATACGGAAAGCCTGGAAAGCTGGGACGTCACCGACCTCCCCCGCGATACCACCCTCTACCTACGCGCCCGCCACCATGGCGCAACGCTGGGGGCCTCCGAATGGTCAACACCCATCACGTTTAAAACCGTCAATGAGTACATCACTACGCCACAGATCACCGCCCCGATGAACGGTGCAAGTGATATTCCTGAATCACCGGTCATCGAAGCCAGCGCCTTCGCCACTACCCCCAGCGGTGCCGATACTCACCTAGCCACCAACTGGCAGGTCAAAACCGCCGAAGGGCTCTTGGTCTGGTCATCGCTGAACGATGCCCAAAACAAAACCAGCGTGGTCATTCCCGCCGGTGTGCTGCAGGAAGCCACCACCTACAACGTCGAAGTGCAGTTCCAAGGGCACGACCTCGCCATCAGCGCCTGGGGTCGCGCTTCGTTTACCACTGATGCGCAGTTTGTACCTGAGTCAGGAAATGCTGGCTTGCCCTTTGGTGGCGGTTATTTTGTGTCACGAATGCTTGACGAGGAAGACGCTGAATATGCCCTTATTCTTGCCCCTAAAGCGGGTGGGCAGGCGAATTACACCCAATACACCTCCACGGCCAGATCGTTAATGGAGGGTATCAACACGGATGCTCTCAACGGCTACACGGATTGGGATTTTCCAACCTATGATGAGTGGTTTGCTATTTACTGGAACTTAAAGCACAACACAATGAGCAACACCTCCGCTTATGGTGCTAGCCAACTAATCATCCCACCTACAGAAAATTTCACAGAAGGCAATCCATCACAAACTGAGCTGCCTGAATTTAAAGAGGATGGCTCAGAAGCGCTACAAAACGCTTATTACTGGGCTAAAGACACAATCGACTCTAATCGTCTTGAATACTTTTTAGCTAATGATGGTGGCCTACGAATTAACCCAAGCTACAACTACAACACTTTCCCGCGGGCCGTGCGCCGCGTCTATCTATAACCAGAGAGGTGATCCATGAAACCGATTGAATTTGTAAAAGTGGATGCCCGCGACGGACGTCCTGCAACAGAGTTCCCGACCCGCCACGGCCCCGCCGACCCGGTCGAGAACATCACCATTTTATGGTGGGAAGGCAGTAACCCCGCCCATTACTTCGGCTTGGTCGCCAACGACCGCAAAACAGACGTGCCCGGCGTGCTGCGCGAGATCAACGAAACCGACTGGGCCGAGCTCATCGAGCAGCGCCGCGAAGTGCGCCTGCAAGAGCTAGCCGACCACCGCTGGCAGATAGAAACCGGCGGCGTCACGCTGCCCAATGGCTCCCGCATCCTGACAGATCGCGAAAGCCAGGCGCAGCTCACCAGCGCTTACCAATCGCTCAGCATGCCGTTTGTCGACTCGATTGATTGGAAAGCGGCCGGTGGCTGGGTCACGGTGAGTGAGGCCGAGCTGCGCCCCATCGCCCAGGCAGTGGCGCAGCACGTACAGGCGTGCTTTAAAGCGGAACGGCAAGTCAGTGAGCAGATCGCGGCGATAGAAAGTGCCGAAATGCTGCACGCCTTTGATCTTGTTGGGGAGTTTGAAGAGGCATTAGTGATCATCAAAGAGGCCTAAACGAGTAGGCAGCCCGCTAGTTAGCGGGCGTTAACTTGTCAGCCTTTTACTGCGGTCTATATATCTAAAAAGCTCTCGTGCTAAAGGTGTCAGTCGGCATGTATCATTAGCGATTACCGCACCAAAACCACTGGCAGGGGGGGTTATCAAGCCTGTACGCGACAAGCCACTTACAATAGCGTTTAGCAATGTAATTTCAATCTTCAACTGCTGACTAGCAAACTGATAAAACTCAGATAACTTTTCGCCATCTTTGATTTCGTATTTTTCAAGTTGGTATACGATTTTTTGATGCATTAAGACAATAATGCGAAGTTCTATCTTAGTTACACCTGTCAAAGAAGAGACCGCCATCTGTGCAAAATCAGGCCGTTCATCGGCATCACCACATTGAATACTGCCAATCATAGCATCGGCAATATAGTCGACCACTTCCCGTTCTGAACAAATTTCAAAGGCTCTTCCCACTCGCATGAACAGTGCAAAGCGATGATCGCTGCTGCAAAGCTCTTCTTCGGTTATACCATGCGTTTCTGCTTTCTGGAGTAGCCGTTCAAACTTCCACGCCATATAGCCGCGATATGCTACACCGAAGCTTTTTAGCAGCAGCTCTGTTTCACTCATCACAAACCTCCCAAGTATTTTTTATTAGGCTAGCTCAAAGTTTGCCGTCGATGCCGAAACTTGCAAAACCGCCTTACGCGAGATGCGTCAGCTTCGCCTGGGGGGGGTAAAGCGGCGGTGCGTCAGGCCGAGACGATCGAAGCCGCAGAGGTTGCAACCAAGGAAACGATTGATCAGCTAAACCGCTATCGACCACCCGAGTCTAGGCCAAACCCAACGAAAAGAGCCCGTCATGATGGCGGGCTCTTCAATCTATAACCAGTTCATCCTACGATCACGGCTGAGAGAATCTAACCTCTGCAGTACGATGCTCAGGCAGCTTGAGCAGATCATCAACACTGAACGCATCCACCGGTAATAGCATCCATTGAGGTTTTCCAAAGGTTTGAGGGTAGCCGATACCGTCGTTATACCAACGACAAGCTGTCGCCAGTCTGTCTCGTTGGCCTTCCCAATACCCAGTGGCAATCGCGAATCCCTCTATGGGACTTTTAGGCCTTTTATAAATCACTTCAACTACTTCGAACTTACTTGTGCTATTCAACATGACAGCTCCTTTAACGACTTTGTTAAACGGAAGTAAATGACTTACAGGTGACTTATCCTGCCTCGTCATTACACATATTATCTCAAGTAGCGAAGCAACTTCCATAAAAGGTGTAAACCGCCCCACTTACACCCAGCACCGCTACCACCCTCCCCCAAGCCCCCGCACGATACCTGCGTTAACTATAGATACCTGCGCAGGAGCCACCATGGCACTCGATCAACATCACCACGGCGTGCGCGTTGCGGAAGTCAACGACGACACGCGTACTATCCGCACCGTCTCCACGGCGGTGATTGGCGTGGTCTGCACCGCATCAGACGCGGATGCCACCACCTTCCCCCTGAACCAGCCCGCCCTAGTCACCAATGTGGACACTGCCATTGGCAAAGCGGGCACTCAAGGCACGCTGAAAAACACCTTCACCTCCATCAGCCAGCAGGCAAAGCCCATCATCGTCGTGGTGCGCGTGGCCGAAGGCGAAACCGAGGAAGAAACCACCGCTAACGTGATTGGCACCACCACCGAGCTAGGCCAGCGCACCGGGCTGCAGGCGCTGCTGACCGCCAAGCAGAAGCTAGGCGTCACGCCGCGCATTATCGGTGTGCCGAATCTGGATACCCAGCCGGTGGTCACCGCCATGGTATCGGTACTCCAGAAGCTCCGCGCCTTTGGCTACTTCTATGCCCACGGCTGTGAAACGGTTTCCGAGGTGATTGCCTACCGCGATGAATTCGGCGCACGTGAGCTAATGCCGATCTGGCCCCAGTGGCAGGCGTTTGATACCGACGACGCTGACACGGTCGATATCAGCCCCGTGGCCATCGCCCTGGGCCTGCGCGCCAAGCTGGACCAAACCGTGGGCTGGCACAAAACCCTGAGTAACGTAGTAGTGAACGGCGTCACCGGAATCAATAAAGACGTGTTCTGGGATCTGCAGTCGCCGAATACCGATGCGGGCCTGCTCAACGCCGCCGATGTCACCACTCTGGTCAACCAAAGCGGTTACCGCTTCTGGGGCTCGCGCACATGCGCCGGGCCGGAAAGCCTTTTCCCGTTCGAGAACTACACCCGCACCGCCCAGATCCTCGCCGACACCGTGGCCGAAGCGCACCTCTGGGCGGTGGATCTGCCCCTGCACGCCTCACTGGCTCGGGACATCATCGAAGGCCTTAACGCCAAGTTCCGCGAGCTGAAAACCCTGGGGCTGATTGTCGATGGCAGCGCCTGGCTGAACGAAGAGCTCAACACCCAGACCTCCCTTAAGGCCGGCAAGCTCCGTATCGACTACGACTACACGCCGGTACCGCCGCTGGAGGATCTCGGTTTCCAGCAACGCATTACCGACACCTACCTGGCTGACTTCGCCGAGCGCGTCGCGGCCACCGCCTGAACTGATTAGCGAGAGACTCCATGGCACTCCCCAAAAAGCTCAAAGACCTCAACCTGTTCAGCAACGGCGAAAGCTGGCAGGGCATCGTCCAGTCGATCACCTTGCCCACCCTCACCCGCAAAATCGAAGAGTGGCGCGGCGGTGGTATGGATGGCTCCGTCGGTATCGATTTAGGCCAGGACGGCCTGCTCACCGTGCAGTGGACGGTCGGCGGGCTGGTTGAAAGCCTGTTCGATAACTTCGGCACCGCCCGCATCGATGCAGACATGCTACGCATGACCGGCAGCTACGAGCGCGACGATATCGAAGACGCCTCCGCCGTCGAAGTCGTCATGCGCGGCCGCCACACCGAAATCGATATGGGCGATGCCCAATCCGGTGAAAACACCGAGCACCAGGTCACCAGTACGCTCAGCTACTACAAGCTCACCATCGACGGCGTCGAGAAAATCGAGATCGACCTGGTGAACGGCGTGTTCAAGGTCAACGGCGTCGATCGCCTCGCCGGCCGCCGCCAGCGCCTAGGTATTTAACAGCCCCCCTTTTTTCTGACCCACACACACCAGGACACCATCATGACCAAAGCCAATACCGCCATCGTGACCGACCCGATCGAGCTGGACGAACCCATCAAACGCGGTGAGCAAACCATCGACACCATCACCCTGCGCAAGCCTAAATCCGGGGAGCTGCGCGGCATCTCACTGGCCGATGTGCTGCAGATGCAGACCGACGCCCTGATCACTCTGATCCCACGCCTCTCCAACCCTTCACTCACCGCGACCGAAGTCCGTCAGATGGACCCGGCCGACCTGGTCCAGTGCGGTGGTGAAATCGCCGGTTTTTTGCTGACGAAGCGGGCCAAGGGCGAGAGCGAATAAACCTACCTGGCTGTGTGGAAGATGCGATGGCGGATCTCGCCATCGTCTTCCACTGGTCGCCGGAAGACTGCGCCGACTTCAGCCTGCGGGAGCTAATGGAGTGGCGGGAACGGGCGCGAAAGCGCAGCACACCCACGGAAAGCAGGAGCCAGCGTGGCGCGTAATCTAAAGCTTGAGGTCATTCTCAACGCCGTCGATCGGGCCACCCGCCCGCTCCGGGCGATTGATCGCGCCTCCCAGGGCGCGTCTCAAGCCATGCGCGAAAACCGCGAGCGCTTAAAGCAACTGCAGGCCACCCAGAAAGACGTCAGTTCCTTTCGCACCCTAACCCGTCGATCCACCGACACCACCACCGCCCTGCGTGAGCAGCAAGAACGCATCCGCCGCCTCTCCCAGCAGATGCAAACCAACCAGGGCGACACCGCCGCCCTGGCCGCCGAGCGCAAAAAGGCCATCGCCCAGGCCCGCCGGTTGACCCAACGCTACGATGAAGAACGCCAGCAGCTGCAGCGGTTGCGTACCTCGCTGAAAAATAACGGCGTCAGCACCGAACACCTCTCCCGCGATCAACGACGGCTGGCCAGCGAGATACAGCAGGCCAACACCGCCGTGGATGAGCAGCGGCACCGATTAAAGCGGTTAGCCGAACAGCAGCGCAACGCTGCCCAAGCCCGTGGCCGATACGACCGCGCCATGAGCATGCGCAACAACATGGCCGGTACCGGTGCGGGCATGGCCGCCAGTGGTGGTGCCGCGCTTTACGCCGGGGCACGGCTGCTGGCCCCCGGTGTGGAATACGGCGAGTCGATGTCTCGGGTGCAGGCGCTCACCCGCATGGAAGCCGACGACGAACGCTTCAAGGCCCTTAAGCAGCAAGCGCGAGAGCTAGGAGCCACCACCGCCTTTAGTGCCGGGCAATCCGCCGATGCCCAAGGCTACCTGGCCATGGCAGGCTTTGATCCGGATGCCATTCAAGCCGCCATGCAGGATATGCTCAACCTGGCACTGGCCAACCGTACCGATCTCGGCCGCACGGCGGATATCTCCTCCAACATTCTCTCCGGCTTCGGTCTAGACCCCGCCGAGATGGGCCGCGTGGGCGATGTACTCACCGCCACCACCACGCGGGCCAACGTCGATCTGGAAATGCTCGGCGAATCCATGAAGTACGTCGCCCCGCAAGCGCGGGCGATGAATATGTCGCTGGAGCAATCCGCCGCCATGGCCGGGCTGCTGGGCAACGTAGGTATTCAAGGCAGCCAGGCAGGCACCACCTTACGCGCCATGGTCACCCGCTTGGCCGCCCCCACCGGAGCCGCCGCCGGGGCGCTGGCAGATCTAGGCGTCAATGCCAAGGATGCCCAAGGCAACCTGCGCGATATTCCCCGCATTCTCACTGATGTGGCCCGTGCCACCGAGGAGATGGGCAACGCCGACCGCGCCGCCTACTTAAAAGACATCTTCGGCGAAGAACCCGGCGCTGGCATGGCGGAACTGATCGCCCAGCAAGGCAGCGCGGGCATCGAGCAGTTTGTCGAGATCCTTTCCAACGCCGCTGGCGAAAACGCCCGTGTGGCCAAAACCATGGCGGATAACATCGGCGGCGACCTCAAATCGCTCAGCAGCGCCTGGGATGAAGTAGGCATCTCCATCACCGAGACCAACAACGGCCCGCTGCGCGATCTCATCCAGAACGTGACCGCCATTACTCGAGGCGTGGGCCGCTGGATCAATGAAAACCCTAAACTCGCCGGTACCATCACCAAGGTGGCGGCCATTCTGGCCGTGCTGGTCACCGCGGGCGGCGCACTAACACTGATGCTCGCCTCCATCCTTGGCCCCATCGCCATGGTGCGCTACGGCATGGCGTTGGTCGGCCCGCAGATCCTAATGGCGGGCAAAGCGTTCCTATGGCTGGGCGGTGTGTTTCGCACGGTATCGATGTTCCTGCTCGCCAACCCCATTGGCGTAGCCATCGCCGCGATCGCCGCCGCGGCCTACCTGATCTACCGCCACTGGGAACCGATCAAAGCCTTTTTCCAGGGGCTGTGGCAGCAGGTGAAGGACGCGTTCAATAACGGCATAAGCGGTGTGGCCCAGCTGCTCATGAACTGGTCACCGCTCGGACTGTTGTACAGGGGCATCACCACCGCGCTTTCTGCGCTGGGTGTCGAGATCCCCGAGCAGTTCAGTTCGCTGGGCAGTTCCATTGTGGAGGGCATCATTGGCGGACTAACCGGCAAACTGGGCGAACTGCGCAGCCGCGTCACCGATATGGCCGTTAGCGTAAAAAGCTGGTTCTCCAACGTGCTGGATATCAACAGCCCCTCCCGGGTGTTTACGCAGTTGGGGGGCTACACGGTGGATGGCCTAAACAAAGGGCTGGACGCCCAGCGGGACGAACCCGCCAAACGCATTCAAGAGATCGCCCGCCGCGTCACCCGTGCCGGGGCCGGGCTGGCACTGGGCGCCGCTACCCTGCCCGCTGCAGCGATTCCGAGTATCGAGCAGCAAGCGCCCATCCAGTTTGATAACCGGCCGCCGTTGAGCAGCCAGGCATCGGTTCAGCATATCGATAATTCAAGCAATCACTACCACATCACGATTAACGCCGCTCCGGGGAGCGATGCGCATCAGATTGCGAATATCGTAAGTCGAGAGTTAGACCGGAGGGATCGTGAGAGGGCTGCAAGGCATCGTTCTTCATTGAGAGATTTAGATTAACACTCGTAGCCGAACGACTGGGATCTAGGCCATTTTTTTCCGAATCATTTGAATGGCCATTTTTTAATTCATGTTCATATGCCGCCATAGCTAGCAAAGAAAATAATACAAAAGCAAATCCAAATATAAGAACTGCAATCAACAACATTATTTGTCCAAAATTTGGATAAAAATACGTTTCGGCTGGAACTTCTATTGCTGCAATTGCAGATTGCGAAATGGCATAAAAAAAACCACTCAAGAAAGCAATATTTCTATAAAAAATCAAAGACGTTTTTGTATAAATTATTCCGGAAGCAATGCCTGCAAATATCAGAAAACCGGAAGAGTCAACTTTATTCATGAAGCTGAAAGTATTTAATACAACCATACGTTCTATTCGTACACTTGAGAACCAAAAAAAAATACAGACTACAACCGAGAAAAATAGAAAAAAACCAAGAAACAAATATGTCTGCGTTCTTTCAGAAGGATAATTAATCATGCTAATGGCCTTAGGTATGTTCGTATTTGAAACCCGCTCAGTCCCCTACCAAGAACTGAAGCGCATTACGGAGTGGCGTCACGCGAGTCAATCTCGCGTAGGGGAACGCCCCGCGTATCAGTACATCGGCCAAGGGACTGATACCATTAATCTTTCTGGCACCCTGCTGCCCACCTTCACCGGCGGCCGCTTTAGCCTTGATGAGATCCGCGAGATGGCCGACCAGGGCAACGCCTGGCCGCTGGTCGAAGGCACCGGCCGCCAATACGGCTTGTGGGTAGTCACCCGTGTGGAAGAAACCAGCACTCATTTCTTCCGCGACGGCGCCGCTGAAAAAATTGAGTTCATACTGACGCTCGAGCACGTCGATGACGAACGCACCGATCTGATCGGCCGCCTGGCTCTGCCCGCCGTGGCGCGCCTGGCTGGGGGCTACGTATGAATACCCGATACCCCCGGCCAAGCTATCGAATCACGCTGGATGGTAACGACATCACCCCGCGCATTAACGGCCGCCTGATTAGTTTGACCCTACGCGAGCAGCGCGGGCTGGAAGCTGACCAACTGGATATCACCCTTGCCGATCACGATGGCCAGCTCGCCATTCCTCCACGCGGCGCCGAGCTGCAGGTGGCCTTTGGCTGGCAGGATGAAGGGCTGATCGACAAGGGGCTCTTTACCGTAGATGAAGTGCAGCACAGCGGCACTCCGGATCAGCTCACCATACGCGCCCGCTCGGCGGATATGCGCGGCCAGCTTCCCGGCAAGCGCACCCAGAGCTGGCATGACGTAACGCTAGGCGAGATCGTTACCTCCATCGCCGACCGCAATGAGTTAGAGCCATTGGTGGCCGCAGCCCTCAACGGCATCCGAATTGGCCACATCGATCAAACCGAAGAATCGGATCTTAATTTCCTCACCCGCCTAGGCGAGCGTTACGATGCCATTGCCGCCATTAAAGCCGGGCGCATGTTGCTTACCGTGGCAGGCGAAGGGTTAACCGCCAGCGGCCAAGCCATGCCCGCCATTACCCTCACCCGCCGCGACGGCGACCAGCACCGCTACAGCGTCACCGATCGCGACGCCTACAGCGGCGTCAAAGCCTACTGGAATGACACAAGAGGCGCAGAGCGCAAAACCGTACTCGCAGGCAGCGGCGACAACGCCAAACAGCTACGCCCCACCTACGCCACGGAAGACGACGCCCTAGCCGCCGCCCGCGCTGAATGGCAACGCATCCAACGTGGCCTGGCAGAATTTGAGCTAACGCTGGCACTGGGGCGGGCAGATATCCTGCCGGAGTCGCCGCTAACGCTTAGCGGTTACAAGCCCCAGATCGACGCAACCGCTTGGTTGGTGGCGGAGGTGACACATAGCCTGAATGACAGTGGGCTTGGTACGCGGGTGAAGTGTGAGGTAACAAGCAGCTCTCACAACCCCTAAAAAAACTACCTGAAAGGAAAACCTGGCCAGTTATGGGCTGTACGTTACTCCAGTGGTAAGATTGCCCATCTTCCGATACACACCTCACAGGAACAGAAAAAACTGTTTCCGTTTTGGTGTATGCCGGGCAATCGAATTAGGAAAGTCTCTATGAGCCGTGTGATCCAGCAAAAAATTGAACGCATTCGAGCTGGCGGCCCCCCCAGGGTGCTCGATCTGTTCGCCGGATGTGGCGGTATTTCACTAGGGTTTCATGCGGCCGGGTTTCAAAATATTGGTGCGGTAGAGTTTGATCCTCCGGCAGCGCGCTCACATGCGATGAACTTTCATGGGCATCTACCTGAAGAGATGCGGGAAGTTCATGCCAAAGCCAGAGATATCACTGCAACTGAGCCATTTGATTTACTGAATGAACTGGGAATAGAGGGCATTCCAGAAGAGCAGGTCGATGTAATAGTGGGCGGCCCTCCCTGTCAGGCATTTGCTCGCGTAGGCAGAGCAAAACTCCGCGAAGTGGCAGAGCATCCCGAAGCGTACCTGAACGATCCGCGTGGCAACTTATATCTACGTTATCTGCAATATGTAACCGCACTTCATCCCGTTGCCATCCTGATGGAAAACGTACCCGACGTGCTGAATTTCGGTGGCCATAATATTGCAGAAGAGGTGTGTGAAGCCCTGAGGGATTTAGGCTATGAAGCACGCTATACCATGCTCAACGCGGTATTTTACGGCGTGCCCGAAATGCGCGAGCGGATGTTCCTGGTGGCCTATCGCCAAGAGCTCGAATGCACAGACTGGTTTCCCAGCCCAACGCACTGGATTGATCTACCCCGCGGGTATCATGGATCACGTCAGGTGGCCATGAAGACCATCAAGCGGGATCTGCTGGATGAAGAAACCCGCTTCTTTATCGACCCACCGGAACCTGAGCAGGCAGGCTTAAAGCCAGCCGTGACTGCGGAGCAAGCGCTTTCTGATCTGCCTAAAATTGCCGATGATTCTGAGCAAAAACTCAAGAAGGGGCCGCGTCGCTTTGACACTCTGCAGTTCTACCCGGCGAATAAGGATTTAAACGAGTTTCAAAGCCTCATGCGCCATTGGGAAGGCTTCGAGGCTGGCGATGGCATCCATGATCATGTCATTCGCTACCTGCCCCGCGACTATAAGATTTTCGCGCGCATGAACCCAGGCGACCAGTACCCACAGGCTCATACCCTGGCCAATGAGATGTTTGAAGAGCGCCTTATAGAGATCCAAAAGAAGGAAGGCTTTCGCCCGCTGGAAGGTACGGAACGGTTTGAGCTTGAGAAGAAAAACTTCATTCCGCCCTATGACCCAAACAAATTCCCTAATAAGTGGCGCAAAATGGAAGCCAATAAGCCAGCCAGAACGCTTATGGCGCACCTCGGTAAAGACAGTTATTCACATATTCATTACGACAGCCAGCAGGCCCGCACCATTTCCGTAAGAGAAGCGGCTCGCCTGCAGTCTTTTCCAGATGGGTTTGTATTCACAGGGCCAATGAACCCTGCCTTTCGTCAGATTGGTAACGCCGTACCGCCATTAATGGCAAAGGCGTTAGCCAAAATTATTAAAGAACAACTTACAGGGAACGCTGTACATGTCACGCAAGATCGCATTGAAGAAACTGGCACAGTCTGACCTAAATATCTTTGAATACCACCTAAATCACTTTAAGGGGGGTAGCCAGCAAAAGTGTATTAACCTTAACGTCAATCCTTTTATAAAAAATTTTTATCCAAACCTGAAAGAAATAGCAGAGGAGAACAACTGGGAACCCTTTTTTGTTGGTTTAACAATTTTGGGGCCAGGCAATGCATCTCAGCAGCAACTTTCACAAAAAGTAAACAAGAGCCCCGGCTCGAAAAACTGGCGCTTAAATGGCAAACATATTCCTATGCCAGAAGGAGATGATAGATACAGTGTACTGGTCCGACATGACTACGCTGTGCTGGAGTTTTTCGGAGCAGCTTGGCCTCAAAAAGTAACCATGACGCTGATCGCTGCTAACGACCCTGAGGATAAAGCGCTTCACGAAATTATTGATAAGCGCTACCCCAAATTCAGTATGATCGCCCTAGAAAAAAGTGACATCGACAGCATTTACGAAGAGGCTCAATCGCTAATTTCTGTAGACCATCCATTTAGAGAGCTACTGGATTCCAAAGACCTCGAAGATGCTGTTCAAAGTGGAATTGAGGGTATTAGAAACCTAAACCGTAAACGTTCACGCGGGCTTTCTCATGAGGAATTTCGCAACGCGAAAAAAGCTTTCGAAAGTATAGGTCACCTGGGAGAAGAGGTTCTCAACCAATATCTTTCCGATCAGGTAGGCCTTGGCATCGAAAGCTATCAATGGGTGGCCAGTGAAAACGCCATTGCTCCCTATGACTTCGAGGTCGTTATCAACGGGGCTAAACAACTTATTGATGCCAAATCCACAGGTGGACCCTTCACTAACCCGCTGCACGTCTCATTGGCTGAACTTCGGGAAATGGTAGAGTCTGAGCATCCCTACCGCATTTACAGGCTTTATGAAGTAAAAGAAGACTACGCGAAGCTGGCTATTTCCACTCCAATGGCAAATATGGCAGCTTCTATACTGACCTGTGTAGACGACTCATTCAGAGCCAGTGCCCTCAGCGGTGTAAGTGTCGATAGCGTCTCTATTCGCCCTGAAACCATTGAATGGGAAAAAGAGCTGGTCATCGAAAACCAGGAAATCGAAGACCTGGAGTAGCCTATAACACCCCGCTCAAAAGATGTCCTTACGCGGTCCCAGCGCACCTACTGCATGAGCCGCATTCAGGGCAAAAACACCAAACCCGAAATGGCCGTGCGGCGCTACCTGCACGGCCAAGGCTTCCGCTTTCGGCTCCATCGCAAAGATCTTCCCGGCAAACCGGACCTTGTTTTACCCCGCTATCGGCTGGTTATCTTTGTGCATGGCTGCTTCTGGCACCGCCATGCAGGTTGCTTTTATGCATCGTCCCCCGCCACTCGAAAAGAGTTCTGGCGTAACAAGCTAGAAGGAAACGTAATGCGGGACCAACGCCAGCAAAAAGATCTGATGGAGCAAGGTTGGCGGGTATTAGTGATATGGGAATGCGGGGTAAGGCACGCAAGAGAACACCTTAGCGAGATCCCGCCGTTAATAACTGGCAATGATATATTTGCCGAATGGCCCAACGAGCCGCCTCGGAAACGCAACAACGATTAAAGTCCCCAGCCATCCATGGCCGGGGCTCATCCCGTTGCCGCATCCTTCTGGCGAAGCGATCCCGCGACGCGTGCTATTAAGCGACTTTTTCAGCTTGGCAAGTTTTTGTCTAATTTGATGTAAGCCAAAACCGACACAATTTGTAAGAGATCTCTTACACCGCCCAGCACCTCGCCTGCCGTAATACCACACCCTTGAACTGCTGCGTGTTCACGAAGTAACCCTGGCCGCCATCGGCTGGCAATAGCCGGCAACGACTACCCACGCGGTGGGATTTAAACAATCGGTACTCCCCTTCCACCTCTGCCACTACCAGATCGGCGTGGCCGAACGATCGCGCTTCATCCACCACCAGCACATCGCCCTCCATCCACGGCCCGCCTGGGCGTGCGTCTTCGCTTATCTCCACCAGAAAGCAGCTGGGTGAAAATTTTCGGCTATCCATTTCGGCCACTGCCGGGTGCTCCACGCCCACCACTGCTGGCCCCAAGTAATTTACTCGCATGCTGTTGCCCTGTGCTTGCTCCACATTAAGCGACTTACATTAGCGTTTGCCTGTCGCTCTCCCTGTGGTCAATACTGTATAAACAAACAGCACTTAACAAGGGTTATGGAGGCAAAATGATTGGGCTAGTGGACTGCAACAACTTCTACGTCAGCTGCGAGCGGGTGTTCAACGCCAAGCTGGAAGGCCGCCCGGTGGGCATTATGTCCAACAACGATGGCTGCATTATCGCCCGTTCGGAAGAGCTGAAAGCACTGGGTATCGAGATGGGCACCCCGGCCCACCAGGTGCGTCACCTAGTCGAACGTGGCGAGATCGTGTTGCACTCCTCCAACTACGAGCTTTACGGCGATATGTCACACCGGGTGCAAGGCATCCTGGAACAGGAAACCGCCGGTGTAGAACCCTATTCCATTGATGAGATGTTCGTGCGCATGGATGGCTTCGAGCCGGAAGCGCTGCTGGAGCATGCCAAGTCGCTACACAGGAACATCCGCCGCGGCACCGGCATACCCGTGTGTGTGGGCGTTGCTGCTACTCACACCCTCGCCAAGCTGGCCAACCGCATTGCCAAGAAGCACCCCGGCTACCCCGGTGTGTGCATCCTTCACGCGGAAAGCGACGAAGCCAGGCACCTGCTTCAGCAAATCAAGGTCAGCGATGTATGGGGCGTCGGCCGCCGGCTAAACGAGCGCCTGCAGATCCTTGGTATCAACACCGCCTGGGATCTCCGCGAAGCTGACGCCAAGCGCCTGCGGCGTAAGTTCTCGGTGAACATGGAACGCACAGTACTGGAGCTGCGCGGCATCAGTTGCCTGGAGATGAACGACTTCAACGAACCCCGCCAGCGCATCATGACCAGCCGATCGTTCGGTCGTCCCACGTCACAGCTCTACGACCTACAGGGCGCTATTCGCCAACACGCCCAACGGGGCGCCGAAAAGCTCCGCGAGCAAAAGAGTCTCGCCCGCGCCGTGCTGGTGTTTCTCAAAACCGATCGCTTCCGGCCCGACCTGCCCCAGTACTCCCCCAGCCTGACGGTGGAAATGGAACGCCCAAGCCAGGACACCCGCGACATTCTCCACGCCGCCCAGAAGGCACTGCGCAAGATCTACCGGCCCAAATACGGCTACAAGAAAGCAGGCGTGATGCTGATCGACCTGACCGACGAGAACCGCCAACAGCTCAGCCTAATGGACACACCGCAAACGGAAGAGGAACGCCAACGGAGCCAAAAGCTAATGGCCACCATGGACGCGCTGAACGAAAAGATGGGCAAGGGAACGCTACGCTTGGGGCTGCCGGAAAAGAACGCGCCCTGGCACCTACGCTGCGCGAACCGAAGCCCGCACTATACGACGGATTGGGATGAGCTGATGGTGGCGTATACAGATGAGGGGGCGGCAATGAAAGCTAGGTTAACAACATCATCGGATGTAAAAAAACATGAAACACTTCGCCCTAAAAAATATAAAAATAGTTTTAGCAGTTAACATACACCACGGCTACCTTAACCAATAAAACTGTACAAGCTAAACTAAAATTAACTCAATATCTGTCCCAGTCAATTTCAACAAGAGAACTCTCACTCTGAACTACTAAATTGTCAATATACTCAATAGAAGGAAGTAAATCATTGCAAACTTTATTATAGTAAATTTTTGGATCTATTTGGTTGTGCATCCTTGGAATGGTGCTTGCATGAGCAATACTTCCCCTGTCGCAACCAAAACTATCAAAGTTATCAAATTTATTCTCTACTTTATCAAGCAAACCAGTCGGGATAAATAGCTTTTTTAGATCAGCTTCTTTGATCCCATTATTATCTTTCACTACAGATTTATAGCTAGCTGAAAATGAGTTAACTCTCTCACTCACTTTATCTGACTTACACTTCTTCATTTTATTTATAGCAGACTGAAAAATACTACCACTCTTACTATCTGAATCTTGAATAAACAAAAAAGCTATAGCTAAAATAACATCATTGGCTTCGCCAGTTCTAGTATATTTTTTTACTTTAACATCAATGTATGCAGAACATATTTTTTCAAAATAACTTTCTAACTCAGCATGTACCAGCAAGCAATAACCGCGGGCCATGTCATAGTATTTATCATCATAGTTTGCAAAATCATCAAACTCAGGAGGCATCAAATGATCCGCCAACTGTGACAATCTATTCTCTAAGTTCAAAAAAACAGGAGTTTTTTGCATAAAATCACCAAAGAAAAGATTAACGGAGCTTTAACATAGCTAGATTACAATGAAATCTATTATTCAAAATGTCAGCCACTCCATTAAATCTTTCCTGTACGGCTTCAACAGTCTTAGTGGAAGACTCAAGTGAATTTAAAAATGAATTATTAGTCGACATTAATTCAATTAACTCTAGCTTAAAATAATCGTCACCCAAAACAACTTTATCCCTTACCTCTTTTTTTGAAAAAAAGTAGACCAAAACTTCAAATATTGAGCGATTAAACCTAGACTCAAATTTTCCTTTTTTATATTTTTTATATAAGTCATCCCCAAAAATACTAAGCAGATGTTCATGGGCTTTATCTAAGTTATAAGAAGCTTCAATAAGCTCACTTTCATAACCACTGTAACTTGTAGCTATCTGTGAATATGATTCATCTAAAAACTTTTTCAAGTTCCCTGAATAATCCGACAAGAAAAAACAATTGGAAATATGCCTTAACAAAAGCTCGGCATCACGCATTCTGAAATCTGGCTTATTTTCATCAAATACATATCTGAAAACCTTAAGGCTAGATGACTCTTTATCGAGGAAAGCTGAGAAATCTCCAGGTTGCAATGCAAACCTTAACTCTTGTGGACTCAGAGGCAAACTCCCAGTATTCAGCCTATAAAAAACCTGATAAAGAATATCTTCTGCTTTAACATTTTTAATCAAAGATGTTCTAATAGTATAGTTATCAAAAGCTGAGAACTGTCCATTATCTAAAACTATATCTTCGTAAGACTTTCCATTAAGATTTTTTAGTATAGGCAACCCTTTCAAAACTAGCTTTGGGTAGTCAGCTCTTTGGTTAACTGCTGAAAACTGAAGTATACTCAAGAGCCGCTGCTTTCCATCTAAAACTATATATTTTCCTTTATCTTTTGGTGATTCAGCCAACACAAGTTGAGGTACTGGAACATTTAGAATCATTGACTCAATGAAAAGGCTTTTTTTGTCTCGAGTCCATGCATCCCGCCTTTGAAAACTGGGGCTTAACAGTATATTCCCTTTTACAACTTGATTAACAATGGTTTCAGCTGTCCAATCAGTGGTTGATATAGCAACGTCTTCAAAATCTCGAGACTTAATTTCGCTAATATCATCCAAATAATCTTCTTCGAAAAATTCGGCTTGATAATGTGAACTCATGCGATACACCAAGTTATAAAAATTACGATTGATAGGAAGAAGGATTAGAAATTAACTACTCAATGTTTAAACAATCCTTCCAATCCGAATCTCACACCGCCCCAGAATCTCCACATCATGCATATCCTGCGGTTTGATCATTTCCGGCTGGTAGTGATCGTTATCACTAATCAAGTACAGCGCCCCTCCCGCCAGGCGCTGTACTCGTTTAATCCGGCGCTCGCCGCTTACCAACAGCAAGAACACCCCTTCCTGCTTAGGGTCGCGGTTGCTGCGATCCACCAGCACCCAGTCGCCATCAGCCAGGGTGCCGTCCATCGAATCGCCGCGCACTTTAATGCCCACTACCTGGGCAGGGTCTAGCCCCTGCTCGGCCAGTTCTGCGCTGGAAAAGTAGAGCGTGGTTTTTACCGGCTCGCCTTCAAAGCTGCGGCCAGCGCCTGCTGCCGCTTCGATGTCGTACATCTTCACAGGCGAGAGATCTGGCCCTGGCTCATTTAATGGCATACCCAAAAGCTGCGACCCAGGAACCGAACGGTTTCCAGTCAACACGTACTGAACATCAATCCCCTGCTCAGCGATGACTGTTAAGTAATCTGCTTTCGGACTGCGCTGCCCACCTTCGTAGAGCATCTGGGACTTTTTAGTTACTTGGGCAAGCTCACCAAACTGGGTCTGCGACAGCCCCAGTCTCTCCCTTTCTTCGCGTAGCCTTTCACCCAATGAAACCATTTAGACCTCACTACTCTTGACATGGAAACCGTTCGGTACCATTCTATTTATGTCTTTCACTCTACAACACAACGCAAAGGGAACCACTGCCATGGTCACTTCTGCCGCTATGCACCAGCTCAACTCCGCAACCGTTGCGCTTCCAAAACGCCTCTTCAGCGATGCCACGATCGAGGTGATCAGCGTTTCCAGCAGCGGGCTACCAACTCGATTCCCCAACATCGAAGAGGGGAAAGCCCGCAGCTACCTCTATAAAGCTGCCAGCAAAGTCGAGCTGCCCGGCGACCTCATTCGCCTGGGCGAGGAGGTCTTTGGCTACGGCTGGCCCGATATCACCGTGACGTATCGCTACCCGGGCACATCAGCCATTGCATGCCGCGAATTGACCCTCGTGTGCCAACCGTGTCGCGCAAGCCGATCTCCAACAACGCACCTTCAAGATCCATTGCCTCGCTCATGCTAACGCCGATGACGCGATATGCCTCGCCGTCATGGTTGGCGATGCCCATGCGGTATTCGTCACCAGCAAACGGGTTCCAGGCCTCGGGGTCGTCAACATGTTTGACAGTCTCGATCGCCTTGCTGACGCGCTCGTCGTACTCAGGTACGTCAACGCCAGCGATATAGCCGTTTTCCATTCATCACCTCTGAATAACTAGGAACCACTGCCATGGTCACCATCATTGCCACCATTCTTATGCCGAACACTCAGACCACCCTGTTCCGTGGGGTCGAGGTGGAACTTGAACGCTGCTCTGAACGCACCCGCCGCGATATCGAATTCGCGCTGAAGCGCGGTACCAATACGCCTAACCCGCTGGCAGATCTAGAAGCGCTGGAAGAGAACACCACCGCCCAGGCCGTGGGCCAACTCGCTGCCACGATGCTGGCCCAGAACGCCTCTACCGATCAGGTGGAAGACGCGCTTTGCGAACTGCGCACCTACATGGATGAACACTTCCTCCAGCGCAAGCTGGTGCGCCTTTACGAGCGCTAAGCCGCCTTGTTCAAAGTCTTTCACTCTATTAAGGAAGCCTAACCCATGGCCACCACTAACACCATTACCCCAAAGCCAATTTATGCCCCAAAAGGGTGTAACTGCCCCGTCATGATTCACCTCACGGAAAGCGAACGGGAAGAGTTGAAGCGTATTCAGGAGCTGGAAATGCGCTCGATGTCGGCCGCCGGCCGCATGTTGCTGCTGCGCGGCATCGCCGAGTACGACCAAGAAACCCTCAGTGCCGAATGACCTTGCCTGCATAAGGATGTTTGCCATGTACCAGGACCCCAAACGTGTGCGCTCTCGTTACGCCGCTCTCAATTTGGATCAGTACGAGGCCCAGCTGATCGATGCGCTGGTGGATTACACCGGCATCGAACGGGCGTCGCTGCTGCGTCAACTGGTGCTGAAAGAAGCACTGGAGACGCTAGGCGTTGCTGATCTCTCCGTTAGCACTATGCCCCAGCAGGCGTCGTAAACGCAGGCCCTTTTGAGGACCTCAAGGAGCACTGAAGTATGGCTGACCAACCCGCCCGCAGCGATTGTCGCCTTCCGCTGGATGACCAGCTGGAGGCGGTGCTGCAGCAGGTATGCGAACAGCAGGATTTGCAAAGCCTGGATGACGCCGCCGAGTGGCTACTCCGCAGGCGCTTACGCAAAGGCACCCAAGGACTCACCGGCCGCAGCCGCGCCCTTTACCCGGTAGGGAGAAAACATTGATGTCGACCGCTTCCAAGCACCGTATGCCCTGCCCCCATTGCGGCCACAACATGCGTATCCGCAAAAGCGAGGCACTAACGCGGGTGTACCGCGAAGGAGTGGTGGAGTGCCGCAATGTGGATTGCAACTTTCGAGGCAAGGCGGGTTTCCAGGTGCTGCACACCTTAACCCCCAGCGATATGCCGAATCCGAATGTGGATCTGCCCTTCGCGCCTCGCTTACTCCAACTAATGAAAAGTGACCTTAACCGCATGGTCGCTAACGACGAACACTACGAGGAATCCGCTGATGAATAAGGTAGCCCATCTTCCCCTTCCACCACGACCCCAGACCCAGCCAGACCGCGCTGGCTTTGGCGCATTACGCGCCGAGCTACACAGCCGCGCCGCCGACCAGGATCTGGTTCAGGTCTGGGCCGATCTCCCCCACGCCGAGCGCCGCTTTGTGCTGAAAAGCGCAGGCCTGAAGGAAGACGCCACCGTGCAAATCCGTCAGCTCGCCAAGCCAGAGCGGGATGCCGTGCGGGCATCTATTCACCGCATGAGCCGCTATGCCAGCGGCCTGAAAGACCAACTGAACAACCGCACCCAACACCCAAGCGCTGAACTCGCCAGTCACGCCCGCCAGGCACTGGCCGAAGGCAACACCAAAGCCGCCCTGCACTGGCTCAGCCTGATCGAAAAGGGGGTCGCATGAACCTGGATGCCACTATGCACGGCCTCTACATCGTGAAAGCCCGCTTTGATTACCTCGCCAAGCAGTTAGAGCAGGCAGGTCACACCATGGCCGCCGAAGAACTAAAGCGCGAAGCGCACCATTTCGGCTGCCAGGTGACCCAGCTAGAGGGCGTATTAAACGACTACACAATCGTTATTGCGGCTGTTCAGTTGCCGCAACAGCCACCGCGCTTTATTGGTGTGGATATGGGTGCCAAGAGCGGCGAGCGTACGTGCTTTCAAGCGGTGAAAGCGTGAGCGCGTTAGCCCTTGCCTTTCAGCACAGCTCTGGCACGAAGGATTGCTACCACTTCCTGCAGGCTCACTTTGAGCGTTTACCGTCACTGGCGGAGAAGCTGGCCGAAGGTTATGTGCATGTCTCCAAGCGCCATGGTCACGCCGCTGCTAACCGCTGGCTGCGCCGCAACGCGAAAGACCTCATCGACCCGGCCAGCACCTACCGTCGCTTTCCGGCCATCGCCGATGATTTAGAGCGCGGTTTTAACGCCCTGGTCAAGCGTGCCAACACGACCATCGAAGGCCTGAAAACCGCCTGCGAGTGGCTTTCCAGTGTGCAAGATCGGCTGGTAGTGCACGGCCTGAACGTGACCCACGACGATGAAGCGGTAATCAACCACGCCCAGGCACAAGCCACGGCGCTGGAACGTGAGCGCAGCAAGCTGATCGGCGGCATCGCCGAGCATAACCGCCGCCTGCGCCTGGGGTTATTGCCGCCCCCGCTAAACCTGAAAACACCCAAGGCGCACACACTTTCCGGCCAAGCGCGGGAAGTCGCCCTGCAAATCGCGGATTCCCGCAATCCGTTAAGCCCGCCGCTGGGCGTCATTCCATTGATGGCAGTGTTCAACTGGCACCGTGCGCCGGTCATGAGCCTATCTGTCGTCAATGAAATGGCGCTCGTCACAGCCCGCCACCGTGCGCGCCTGCACGACATCAACCCGCCCAGCCTCAAGCTAAAAAGCTCGGTGCAGTTGGCCAAGCTAACCGATCCCATTTGGTGGCGTCGGCAGTTGCGCCGCCTGGGCGGCCGCCGGTTGGAACAGGTACAGCGGGAAGCCCATCGTGTACATAAACGCGCGGGCATCTACTGCAGTAACGTCACGCTGGAACGCCGCCGCTCGCAGAAGAACCGTAACCGCGCCCTGCTGGAAGCGCTGGAAGCCATCAACCAGGAAGGCCAAGTTTACACCCTGGCAGAACTCGCCGAGCTGGGCTTATCGAACCCTGACCACCGTCGGGCGGAATTGATGCTGCGCATTAGCGATACCGAGGCGGAGTCCCGCCGGTTGGGCCACGTGGGCATGTTCTACACCATCACCGCGCCTAGCCGTTTCCACCCGGTGGTCTCTGAAAACAGTGTCCGTAACCCGAAGTACAACGGCAGCACCCCACGCGAAGCCCAGGCCCACCTGCAGCAGGTATGGGCACGCGCCCGCGCTGCCCTGGCCCGCGAGAACCTGGGTATTTACGGCATTCGTGTGGTGGAGCCCCACCACGACGGCACGCCCCACTGGCATCTATTGATTTGGATGAAGCGCGAGGATGCCAAGCGCGTCAACGAGATCTTGCGCAGCCACGCGGAAGCAGACACCCCCGAAGAGCTATTCGACCGCCAGGGCCGGAAGACCACCGCCCGCTTCAAGGTGGAACAGATCGATTACCGGCGCGGTACCGCGGCGGGCTACGTGGCCAAGTACATCAGCAAGAACATCAACGGCCAGCAGTTCGTTCGTGATGGTGTGGAAAACGATGACAAAGACCGCTACGGCCATGAGCTGAACAGTATCGCGCCGCGCATTGAGTCGTGGGCAGCGGTGTGGGGCATTCGCCAGTTTCAGTTCGTCGGCCTGCCCAGCGTCACTGTGTGGCGGGAGGTACGCCGCCTGAACGAAAAGCACATCGATGAGCTGGAAAGCTGGGAGCAAGCCACCCGCCCAGATAAACGCATTGCTAGCCGTTTGGAGCAGATCCGCAAGGCGGCCAATGCCGGCCAGTGGGATCAGTTCTTACGCCTAATGGGCGGCCCCAACCTGCCGCGCAAACAGCGCCCCGTTAAACCGTGGACGATGCCGCGCGTGGATCTCGACCGCGCCGACTTCAGTCACGCCACCGGCGAGATGCGCGAAGGCATCGAGGCCAAAGGCCGCCATGGCGAAAGCAAGCTGGGCACCTTCGGCATCGTCGTTTCCGACGGCCGGGGCAACGAACACGAATACCTGACCCGCTTCTACAAGTGGGAAGTACGCAGCAAGTCGCCAAGCCACCAGGGGGGTTCGGGAGGCGGCGAAGCCGCGTCCCCTTGGACTCGTGTCACTAACTGTACGCAGGGGCCAGATATCCAGCCCCGCGAGCCATCACCAGAAGAGAAAAAAGCCCAGCGCGAACGTCTCGAAGAGTGGAAGCGCTCAGAAATTTACCGGGCCGAAGCTGAAGACGCCTACCGCGAAGGCCAGGAAGCCAGAGAAGCCGCGCGAAACCTCTTCGCTCCGCCACCCCAACGCACCCAAAGCGAGGAAGAAGAGTTCTTCCCGCCTGAACTTTGCTAACCGAAGGAACCAAGATGGCCGATAACGCCGACCGCGCCGCGGTCACCATCGAACTAAGCCTGGAAGCCACGCTGGCCAACCGCGCCGTGCTGGCCACCCATGCCACCAATACCGAGTGCGACGACTGCGGATACGAGATCCCAGCTAAGCGCCGCAAAGCAGCGCCCTGGGCCACCACTTGCATCGAGTGCCAGGGCATACGTGAAATGAGGGGGAAACATGTTCGCCAATCTTAATGGGTTACTCATGATCGGCCTTTGGATCTTCGGAGTGGTAGTGGCTAAGGGCTTTTGGTCCACGTTCTTTTCGATAACCCTATTTCCCTATGCCTGGTATTTGGCAGTGGAGCACTTACTCAAATTTTGGGGTGTGATATGAGCCAAGCCCTTAATGACCAAACAACGTCGCCCCCCAAGGGCAGCACAGTGGCAAGGCAAGCCGCCATGCTCTGCCAGGATAGCGCCTTCCAGCTCTACCTGGACCGTCGTCGCCGAGCCAAGTTTGGCATTAATGAAAGCGCCTTGCCCGACGGTACCCACAATGAACAGGACGCCCGGGATTGGTTAATCGCGGCCTGCCAAATCAACAGCCGCGCCGAGCTGGACAGCAATCCAGCCGCGCACCAAACGTTTCGCATCATTCGCAACCGCTTCAACCGCTGGCGGGCAAGGAGTAAGCAATGAGCCTACAAAAGGTAATAGACTGCGAAGAGCTAAAAGCAATCACCGGCTATCAGCGCCCCGCCGATGCGGCGCGCTGCCTGCGCGAACAAGGGGTGGTCGTTTTTAACGGTCGACGCGGCCCCTGGACAACCATCGACCTAATCAACAAGGCAGGCGGTATTGAAACCGTTCCCGGAAAAGAACTAAGCCCTAGCGACATACTATGAAAACACGCCCGCGAAAACACAGCCCCGACATACCGTCACATATTAATCAGTCAAAGCTACCCAATGGCGTTTATTTTGATAAGCGCGGTCGAGGCCGTTGGTATGTTCAATATCGCGATGAAGCGGGCAAACTCAAAACCGAGCGGATCGCCGGGGCCGATGCGACGCTGTCAGAACTGCATCGAATCATGGAACAGCGCAGCGGGATTGACCGCCGCACACTGCGCTACCTGGCCCAACAGTTTCACGAATCGGCACAGTTCAAAGAGCTGTCCATCAAAACCCAGCAAGATTATGAATACTGCAGGAATGCCCTACTGGAAATCCCCACCAAGCTGGGTAAGCCATTAGGGGATTTACCAACGGCGCAGTTTTCACCGGCCTTGGTGCAGCGTTTAGTCGACAAGATCGCCGCCGAGGGCACGCCATCAAAAGCTAACCATCTATTACGTTACCTGCGTCGCCTGTTCCGTTGGGGTATCAACCGAGGATATTGCGAAACCAACCCAGCGCAGGGCATTGAGTCAGCCAAAGAGCGAAAACAGCGCCGCTTGCCCGAGCTAACCACCATTGCCCAATTAACCGAGTTTGCTCGCCAGCGGGGCCAACGCATACGCGGCGAGAAAGGCGCTTGTGCTCCCTACCTATGGATCGTCATGGAGCTGGCCTATATTTGCCGATTACGGGGTATTGAAGTGATCACACTTAGCGATGCTAACAGCACAGCCAACGGTGTCATGACAAACCGCCGCAAGGGCTCAAGAGATAATGTCGTGCGCTGGTACCCAAGATTAACCGCCGCCTGGACAGCGGCAACCGAGCGCCGCGCGGGAATCTGGAAAGCAAAAGGCAAACCAGTACCCATGCATCCCGAAGCCAGGCCACTGATCGTGGCGGCCGACGGCAGCGAGTTACGTAAATCGAGCCTAGACACCGCCTGGCAGCGGCTAATGAAAATGGCCATTGAAGAGGGCGTGATAACTAAAGAAGAGCGCTTTGGCCTTCACGATCTGAAACGTCGCGGCATCACCGATACTAAAGGCACCCGCCACGAAAAACAGGAAGCCAGCGGCCACCGCTCGGCATCGATGATGGACACCTACGACCTAAGCGTGCCGTTGGTTTATCACCCGGGGGAAGAGTAAAAACCAAAAGATCTATGTAGAGTTCTACGTAAACAAAAAAGGCCACCTAGAAAGGTGGCCTTTTGAATTCTCTAACGATCTGATTTTAACCACTTTTCAGTGGTGCCGACACCAGGAGTCGAACCCGGGACCTACTGATTACAAGTCAGTTGCTCTACCAACTGAGCTATGTCGGCGCTTCA